ACATCACCCTTAGAGGATACAATACCTCTTTCATGGAAACCTGGTGTGGTTAATAACCTTAGTTTACCCATAAGAACGTTATCATCCCACCATATATCATCAATAATGTGTGATACTCTGTCCAAATCAATCAAAGATGATTCAGGGTGATTAAGTTCCGATGTTGCCAAACCTTTAGATATTGTTTGTTTATATTTTTCAGCTTCTCTTTTAAGAATATTTTCAGGATATACACGACCATTTCTATTAGGTGTACCATACTTTTGTAGAGTTGCGTAAAATACAAATGGTTTAGAGTGGTCTAATTGTGATTTTTGTTCATTAACTAAATCAGTATCTACGGCATTTTTCATAGATATATGACCTGCATCATATTCTATCAATATTCCTTTACCTATTTCATTCGGTTTAAGTATCTTCATATTAAAATATTTATCAATAAATATTAGAATATCTCAAAGTTTTTGTTTTTCAACTTGTTTTTAGAATATTGAATGGTAAAATACTTTGATTTCTTTAAAACATTGTCGTGAACTTCTTTTAATACGTGATTTAATTCTGTTGATATATTTTCAGATTTGAACTCAATATTTTCTTTTGTAAAGAATGTAATTTCAAGATTTAAAAAACTTGCTTTATCTACTTTTATCCCACTTGTTCTTAAATCTAAGTCAACAATAAAATGTTCTTTAAATAATGATTTATTGTAAACTTCTAAAACTTTATGTTTAATAGTTCGAGATATTGTCCCAACTACTCTTTCCCAATTATCCCTTTCTTGTGTGGGTGTTACCCATGTTTGTAATACTAAATAAATTGATTTTAATTCTGTCGCATCTACACTACCGTAATAGCACTTAGCATCTTGGAATAAATCCAATTTTGATGTTTTCCCTTTTTTCATTCTTTTTCATTTGTGAAATGTTTATTTGTTGTAGTGAAAAGATAATAAAAAAAAACTTATTAACAAATTTAATTTTATTTGTATATTTATATCAATAACACACATTTTTTATATGATAAAAATAATTTTAGAAAAAGGTGAAAGTTTGGAAAAAGCTTTAAAACGTTACAAACACAAAGTTATCAAAACAAAACAAATTGAACAACTTCGTGCAAAACAAGAGTATGTTAAAAAAACAACTTTGAAAAGGGAACAAATAAAAAAAGCAATATACAAACAACAAATCGCCCAAAGTAACTTTGACTAATATTTATTGGTAACAAATACCAAGAATATGAAAAACTTTATTATGAATTTACTAGGAAACGGTTCTGACGTTTCATCAAAAAGATTCGCATCTTTATTCACTTTATTAAACGTAATTATCTTAGCTTATGTTGCAACATTTACATCCAAAGATGGTGTAACACCTGAGTATATGTTTGATGCACTTTGTTTAATTGCTGGTGGTGGATTGGGTCTTACAGTTGTTGAGAAGATTTTCTCAAAAGGTTCAGACAAAAAAGCTGAATAACAAAAAACCCCTCGAAAGAGGGGTTTTTATTTTAAAGTCCTTCTGACAATTTTTTAAGTTTGTAATATGATAAGGAATCAATTGGTGTTGATTCTATTCTTATCTTCGTTTCGTTTAATTTCTTATTTGTATCTTCATCACTTTCGTTAACAACTGAAAGTTTTCCAAGAACCTCAGTTTTCAATCTTTCAATACCTTCACTCAATTCTTCTTGTGACATTCTTAAGATTGATTTTAATTCAAACAATTCAGATTCACTTAATTGTGAATATTCTTTTGCGAATGTGTCAGCTGCCACACCAAACATAGATTCTAATGGAATGTTAACTGATTCTGTGATTGTTGATTCTTCTTTTGTTTCTGACATTAACTTCCACATTTGTTTTCTTGATTCAACCAATTTAGTAAAATCATCGGCGGTTTTTGCATAAACCATGTTATCTAATAACTCATATTGATTATCAATACTTTCTCCTAAAGTTTCAACCCAGCTGTCAAACTGTTCAAATTCACGTTTGTTACTGTTAATTGTATTTTTTATGAAATCAACTGAAAGTCCCAAAAATTCTTTCGCAACTTCTTCGTTCAATCCTTTGGTTTTCATTAAGGAACCGTATTCAACATATAGTTCACCAACGGATTTGTTGTCCCTAATAAAATCTCTAAATTCTTTTATAATTTGTTTAAAATCTTCAGTTTTGTATGTTTTAACTAAAGCATTTTCAACAATACTTTTTAATAATCCAAAATTTCTCATATCAATAAATATCTTAAGTATTTAATAATTCGTTTAATTTGGTTTCAATTTCATTAATTGATGTTCTACCTTTAGATAAATCAATTTCATCTCTACCACTAATTAAATCATCTTCCAAAATTAAATTTAAATCGTTCATTTTACTTTCAGGTGTTACTTCACCTCCAGCCGGTGGTTCAGGGGATTCAGGAATATCAGGTGCTCCACCCATATCTTCAGGTCCTCCACCTATTCCACCTAAACTACCCATATCACCACTTGGTGGTGCTCCACCCATATCGTCACCCTCAGCAGGTGGCGTGGCTGTTTCACCGGGTTTCTTACCATACAATCTATCAATATTATCAAAAATACCTGTATGAATAATTACCTCAGGTGTTTTTTGTAATTCAGCACCAACCGCTTTTTCAATTCTTTGTTGTTGGATATCCAATTTAATTTCCTCATCAGAAAATCCAAGAATGTGTTTTTTAGCCCATGTTGTTGATACTGCTTGAATACCGTTGCCTGGGTCAGAAACCGCTTCTTTGTAAAGTGTAATTTTTTCTTTCCAATTCTCAATCTTTAATAAATCAGCTTGAGTTGATGGGTTTGTTAATCCTAATGTAAAGTTTGTTAATTCATCTTCGAATCCAAGAATAAATAAGTGAATAATTGCAATCTTATTTAGTTCCTGAATCATAGATTTTTGAATTCTATTTATAGTTCTAGCAAAACGAATATCTTGTAATGCCAAGTTTTTACCATCACCAACAACTTCTTCAAAACCTAAAAATGCTTTTGGTACACGAAGAGCTGTTAATAATTTCTTTTGGATGTATTCAATATCGGCAATTTCTGAAAGGTTCTGTGCTCCCGCCAATGTTTCAATAGGACTTGTTTGAGCTGGGTCACGAACAGGAATGAAATAATCTTGGTCAACCGCCATTTGGTTCATTCTTAAGTCAACGTTACCAGTCTTTGAATCAACAACTTGGTCTCTTTTAAACTTATTGGCGATTCTTTGGATGTATGGTTCAACGTCCTTATCATCCATGTTACCAACATAAACTTTGAATACACGTCTTTCAGGTGCTCTTGATGTTCTATACACCAACATAGCATCTTCAGATAATAATAACTGTTTCCAAGTACGTCTTGCTTTTTCTAACATAGCAGTACCATAAGGAAGTTTTCTATCATCACCTAACAAACGGAAATGAGCCACCTCCCAAGTATTCATTTCCATATCTTTTACTTTCCATACGAATTTCAAAGATTTTGCATCCTCAGTTGTATTATGTGATGGTTTGATTTTCATACCACGTTCCAAACGTTCAATTTCAATGTTTGGAAGTTGCTGACAACCCATAATACCTTTTTCAGAATCCAATTTCAAGTAAACAAAGTTATCACCATACTTACAAGTGTTTCTTGTCCACATTGGTAAGTTGGTGTTAATATCCAATCTGTTATTAAATAAATCCGCTAATATTCCCTTAATTCTATTTGATTCTGAATATATTTGTAGAATATATCCATCTTCATTTGTTGTTGTTGATTCTTCAGCGTAGATATCTAAAGCTGCGGAAATTTCAGGAGTGTATTCCATTGATTCATAATCATAATATGATGCCAATCTTGTTGGTTCATAATAAATTGCCTGAGAATATAAATTATTTTCTACTTTACCCCATTGTTGACCAAGATACATTGTCTGTTGAGCTTGGAGTTTTTCCTTCTCAAATTCTTGCTTATCTGTGGTTTTTAATAATTCCTTCTTATCAAATTTGTAAACTGGAGGCTGTTGACCCAAAGTTGAGTCGGGACCAAAGACTTTGGTAAGTCGTTGCCATATGGTGAAATTGTCTGCCATCCCTCTAAATATAGTATCTTTTTTTTATGAATAAACTTTATCTTCTACCGAATAACCATAAATACTGTTCATAATCCTTTTTTGTTGGATTTGATGAAAAAGCATCGTTATATCCTGTTGGCGATAGTAACCGGGATGACATGACCTTGGCGCGTGCAGGGGAGGATAGCGGAATCATTGTCGACCGCTTTACAAGAAAGGTATCGGTGACATCACCGGCTATCGCGTGTCACCTACATTGTGACGCTGATGAAACAAGTCCTTACTATAGAATATATTCACGTAAGTTCTCGTTATTAGTACAAGGTGGGTTTGACGGTTGGGATATCTATAGAGAATCAAGAACTAATACCGATACCTTTAAATTAGGT